CACCTTCTTCCCAGAATGGTTCAGGTCCCATATGAATTTGGTCAAGTGAAAGCCTTTTGGACCTTTTCTCTGACCTCTTGGCTCTTTTCTTAGCCGCTATTTCTGTTGCTGTCGCCATAATATCTCCTTAATAATATATGTATATTATATCACACTTTTACGCAAAAGTAAAGGGGCAGGGATACACAATTATAAATAAAGGAGTGTGACTGTGTATCCCTACCCAAAAACTATTCTTCTGTAGGGTCAATATCCTTAATACCTAAAATCCAATTTTCGGCTGCCTCTTCGGCCCATACTTCTGATTTACCTTCATACCATTCAATACCTAAGGTCTTGCCTTTATGTACAAACCTAACTCCAAACATACCATCAGATTTTTTTCTAACTACTTGAGCTTGTCTAGGTTCTTCCATAAATTCAGACATAAGTGTTATATCATTTGACAGGCCTTGAAGCCTCATGTGTTCATCGTGACTACTATTCGCCATCTTTTTTCTCCCAAAACATAGGCATTCTTCTGCCCTGTCTTTCTTCTTCGATTATGTGGCTGGACATATAACAAAATAAAAATCCGATTCCACATAATACTATTCCAATAAAAGTTTCCATATATATTTATCTCCCAATGTGCTCTACATCTTTACGAGGTATCACTTGATATGCACCTTTATTATATGCCGGTGCGATTGTAAAGTTTTTGGAAGCTTCTTGCTTCCATGATTGATCCTTGTTTGGTGTATATGTACTTGACATTTCTGCTGAGGGGTATTTAGCTCTGTGTTCATCTGCACGAATTTGAGCCAAAGACTTTTCTTGCACCATAGGTTTAAAATCAACCTTAGGTCTGCGAGGTGTATTCAATGCTTTGGTCTTACGCTTTCTGCCATACATATCATATCTTAAACTTCCAATAGAATTTCTCATTTATAATACCGTATCTTTTTACCATAATCATTTTCAAATTGTTCTATGAGGGAGTCTTTTGATACAAGCTCTTTAGACTCAAAATCATCTAACCATTCACCTAATGCGTTCCAATCCTCACCGTGCATCACCGCTAGACTATATTCGAGACCCCAAGGTTCGTTAGGAACACCCCGAATGTCAATACGTCCGCCTGCATAGTGAGTAGTAATCTCGTCATACTCTATCACATCGCCAGGACTGTATTCTTTAATAACATCTGTTGTTACTACACGAGTTGCTTTGTGAGTAAGTCCTCTTTCAGTATACCAACTCGTATGCCACGGACCCATCATGTTTGTGCTATAACTAATCATACTAAAGCCATCCAATTAGTATCTTCAGGCATCAGTTCAACTGCATCCCCAAAGCGTTCTTTAATTTGATTATACACGCCGGCGTTATTCATACGCAACCCGTAACCTCCTTGATGGCACCAATACACAGAACCAGAACTACCATAGAATCCATATAGGTGTGCTTGTTTCTCTACACCCGTGATGCCGCTGTTCATGCGCCAAGAGTCACCATCAAGATACCCACCACTCCAACCACCGAGTACTTTATATAATGTTTCTTCGGCCTGAGTTATTTTCAACACAACCCAGTTGTCTGGTGTATATTCACTCATAATCCACTATTCCATTCTCCAAATATGTCAGGCGCCTGTTCGGCCGCTTTTTCCATATAGTAAGCACCAGGATAATGCTTTAAACAACGATATGCTTCTTTACGAATTTCCTTAGGAACGCGTGGAGTCTTTTTAGGATCCATCAGATCAACTAAGAACTGACGAGTATTGTTTACAGCCCATCGGCGTTCATTAGGCATTGTCATTAGTTGTTTCTCTCATACGCATCTATTAATTCTTGGCCAGTTAGTTTTTTGCCGAATGTATGTATTAATCTGCCGTTCTGCCTACGCTCTACTACGCCACTATTGTACTCAGTATCGGTTACACACTGTCCGTCAATGGTATCCTCAGGCCTGTCGTCATAATGCATGCTATCTAATGAATGTGCATGAATGCTTTTTACTGATTTAGCCCAATCTTCGGCTTCCATCATAATCTTCTGCCTTTCTACTGATTTAGAGTATTGTGTCATTGTATAACTCCATTTGGCCTAGATTTAATATTTTCTAAAAGCTCAGTTAATTTATCCGTCCAAAGTTTTTTGAAGTCTGGGTTTTGTGCTCTATCTCTTACTGATAAGAGAGCTTCAATTCTACGAACATCAGCATTCATTTGATTAGTCCCAATCATTACAAGTTGCTCTGTAGGTTTCCATATACGATGTGCCAGCCAAATAGTCTTTGGTCTGTTGCTCACTGTAATACATATTTTTGGGACTGTTACATTCTAGGGAATTTGGGGATTGATGGCCTGCCTTCTTAACGTATTTGGTTAATGCGGACTGGTCTGCCTTGAACTTCTTGGCCTCTTTTCGGGCTGCTGCCTTCTTGGCCTTCTGTTCTTTATCATAAAGTTTCTTTTCCTCTTTGAGGATTTTCATGATTTGATCATATGATGATTTATTTGACATAATGTATATTCCTTTTCAATTTCAATTTATAGTGATATTATAACACTATTTTTAAGGGCTGTCAACACGTTTCTGTTAAAAAGATGCAATTAATTTAACAATATTGTTAATTAAAAACATCAATCCTACGCCGTTAAGTAGTATTAACGCCCTATCTTGCCATAAGATAGACACCCATAACCATAGAGCAATACCAATAATAGATAGGTATAGATCATATATTTGCATACCTTCTACGCCCCTAATAGACATAGCAATTAATACAAACGCACTTGCAATCCACTTTAAATACCAATCTAGTGTATACTTGGGAGTTGCACTCTTAAAAATTCTTTTTGAGTTTTCCAACTCATTTTTGTTAAATTCAGGCACTGACATCAATCTCCTACGGTTACAATATAACTATTATCGGTAGATTTAATGTGTGTAACCTTTCTACCTTCTACGATTGATCCAATAGTAACATATGGCCCACCACTTGGATCAAACATACCCAAGTCATTATAATCAAGGCCGGTTTGGCCTTCTTTGCCGCCAATTCGGCCGTATCCTAAACTATTTCCGCTCATGTGAAATAGAAATTGATTGTTGCCAATATCTTCCCATGAGTATTCATCACCATAACGATTTCGCATTTTATTACCTTTAGTATGCATGAGAATATCCTTGACACAATACACTATGGTCATGCCCATAACGCACGTCTGTCTTTTTAAACAATTCAAGGGCTCTTTTAGCGGCCCATTGATCCTCAAATTTCTTTCCACCAATGTGGACTAGAAACTCTTCTGAATCATTATGTGGTCGATTGCCTTTCCAATCATAGAGAGTAAAGTATGATGATTCAATTCCAAACTCATCTTCTATTTCGTATTCGATCACAAATTCAAATGTACATTTGCCGTCACCAGAAATATATTCTTCAGGGTTGCCAAACATTTCTACAAGATCGTTGTAAGATGCTGTCATTTCGCCCTGTCGGCTAGAACCACAACCATCATTTGTTGAGGGATAATATGTCACACGAGTAGTCATTACGCTACCTCCATTAAATAAAGTTCTGCCTGTTGAGGCGTTGCAAAATACCCAGACAGTCTGTCATAAGGCTCGGTACCAACCGAAGTGGTTCCGTCACTCCAGTAGTATTCTACCTCACATGACTGGCCAATGTAATAACCGGCCGCTGACTGCATGACCTTTGGCTCTGAAACACTTAATATTTTATCATCATTCATACTCATAATATACTCCTTAATTCACTTTATGTAACCATTATAACACTATTTTAAAGGGCTGTCAACACGTTTCTGCAATTATTTTTCATTTATTTTTGGCCAACATTTCTTGTATAACTTCTCTTCGAGCCTGAAGGCTTCACGTTCCCATGGTTGGTTTTCATATTTCCAACCCTCTGCATTACGACCCTTCCATACACGAGAACCATAGGAATTTAACTCGCCTCGAAAATATTGTTTTGCATGTACCATTTCGTGGGCTATTGTCTGCATCATTTGTTCAAAGGGTAGACGTTCACCCTCTCCAGTACGAGCAATTGAAATTTCACAGAATCCTTTCTTGCCGTCTCCCCAGCACAATCCTTGTGCATCATCTTCAATCTTTGTTTTAAAGTTAAGAAAAATCACCTTGGAATGCATACGGTTAATACCGAGTTCTTTACATAGGTTACCAATATATGTTACAATATTGGCCTTGTTTTTCATCTGTCCCTTCATAACGAGCACTGGCATATATACTACCTCTTAAGTTTTACAAAACGTCTACGGGATTTACTGAACTGCTTCATGGGAGATTTAAACCAAATTTCCTCACGAGTTCCAGTCTTGACATATCCTGCCAAGTGACCTGCATCATTAACGATGTAGGTATGATTCGGAGTTGAATCCCCCCAATCAGTGATTTCCTTCAAATATTGCATTATCTCTCACTTGTTTCATTAATTTATGGTACCATTATAACACATATAGAGCAAATGTAAACACGCTAAGTAAAAATAATTGCGCTTTTTTATATTATTTTGGAATATGTAACATATTTGTCACACCTTTTTGGTTATAAGTGGGATCTTCGACCAGATACTTCCAATCCTTATAGACTTCACCCATTGCCAGCCCCACATCTCGCGGCTATGGGGCGTATATTTTAATCAATTCTTCCTTGCCTTTAACCTTTATATCACCTATCGGTCTCGGTTTAAAGTCGGTAAGTTGTTCCATTGTGAAACTAGAGATGATGGTCGGACAGTTGATGTACTCTCCTCTAGCTGCAGTTGCTTCGAGTCTTGCGGCAAGATTGACTGCGTCTCCGATGACTGAATAATCAAACCTTGACTCACTACCCATATTACCAACAATGCAAGTGCCTGTATTGATACCAGTTCCAACTTTGATGGGGGGTAAACCCTGTTCACTATATTTTCGTCTAAGTTCATCTGTTTTTGCCTCTATTTCAAGAGCTGATTTAACAGCCATATCTGCGTGATTTGGACAGTCCAATGGAGCATTCCAGAATGCCATTATACAGTCGCCCATATATTTATCTATTGTGCCACCATTATTCATAATTATTTTAGTCATGTTATCCAAGAAATCATTGATGAGTAACACCAATCCTTCTGGATCATTCTTGTTTTTATAATGTTCTGATACCGGAGTAAATCCACATATATCCATAAACAAGAAGGTCATCTCTCTACGCTCACCCCCAAGCTTTAATAACTCTGGATTCTTTTGAAGTAGATAAACCTGCCTTGGATCAAGGTATGTCTCAAATTGTTTCTTTATCTGTTGCCTTAAAACAAACTGTTTATAGAAATTATTGAACGCGGCTGAGGTAAAGGTTATTATATATAATATTAAGGTACTTAAAGGGGACAACAGTATACTGTAGCTCTGCCATATATAAATAAATCCACCTACAACAACACTTGAAAGGATTAAGAATGTGGTACCTGAAATCCATATCGGAAGATAATATACTGCCACCACAATCAGTATCGAACCCACTATCATACTCACTATCTCTAGTATATCGGCCCACAAAGGACGAGTTATCTGAGTACCATCAACGATGGTCTGAATGGCAGAAGCCTGTAATGAATGTGCAGACTTCATACCACTTGGAGTTGGAATCTGTGATGCCAGGCCGGAAGCAGTTAAACCAATCAGTACAGATTTCCCCATTAGATTTGGTAACTCACTGGACCCGTAGTTTATTTCCGTAAACTTAATATTAGGATTTAACCACACTGAACCATTAACATCAGTTGGTATCTGAAATGGTCTAAGTATGATTTCTTCGATTCCTGTATCATTTACCTTAATGGTATATGACGGCTTATTCTGCATAACTCGAATAGTTTCCAAACTAAATGAAGGATATACTTGCTCATTTATTTGAGATAGCAGTGGTATTCTTCTTGCAACACCATCTATTTCAGGCATGGCATTGACCAATCCATGACCCCATGCACCAGCTTCTAGTGTAGGTATATTGGTAACAAGTCCTTCATATTGTATTAACCAATCAAGTGGATCACCTGTACCAAATATAGCCGAACCAACATAAGGAGCTGAATCACTTCTACCACTTGGGTCAGCATCCTGGGCTAATATAATACCATTATCTTTAATCCAAGATGCAAATACTTCATCGCCTCCAAATCTATCGGCCTCTGGATACATGATAGTAAATCCAATCATTCCAGCACCAGCGTTACGCAAGTCAGAAATCATCTGTGCATATATCTGTCGTGGAAATGGGTATTGGCCGTGAACGCCTAATGTTTCTTCTGATATATTTAATAATACAATATCATTTGACTTTGTTTCTTCTATAGATGTTATATATTGATCAAAGACTGTGAGTCTTAATTGTTGCAGAAAAGAAGGATCATATACTCTTAATATAATACCTAGTACCACAATGGCCAGAGTAGCCCATATAGAAGTAATATATTTCATTCTTGAGTTACTATTGTACTACAGCCGCCGACTGTCATACAATCCACTGATAATGTATATGTTTGAGTTGTTGTGCTTAATTGCCTTAAAATTAAATCAGTGCCGTATAATCCATCAAGAGTTATTGTTGCAGTATGATTTGCATCAGCACCTTTTTGTCTAATGAATACATCGTTATAATCATTATAAATTGTAAGGTCTATATTCTTTGCGCCATCATGTTGTTGCTTGATTTGGACTTCGTTATAATCACCCGATAAGTGTAAATTAAAATCATGGCCGTCGGTTGCTGTCGCCTGATTTGTTTGCTGAACTGCTAACTTATTATAATCGCCATACATAGTAATGCCAATCTCATGGCCTCCACCTTCTTCATCATCACTCCACCAAGTTAAATCTGTATCAGAATCAAGTGTATTCCATGCGACGCCTTGTGCAAGTTTCATTTTATTACCTGTACCACTTACTTCATCAAAGATAATTTTATTAGTAAGTGCACCAGAGCTTCGATTATCTTGTACCAAATAGATATTTAGACTTGCTGATGTAATATATGAATTATCATCTTTCATTATTATTTGGTTATTATATCCTATCTGATCTACACCTAAAGCAAGGTTATCTCCTGATTGTTCTAATGATATAACATTATCATCTGCATGTAATATGTTTATCTGTAACATAAAAAATGCTATAATTAATATAATTCCTATGTGCGTTCCTGTTATCTTTTTCATATTTTACTCATTGTTGATTAATTACTATAATCACATCTTCAGCATCATTTCCTGTTATTATGCCTTCCCAAGTTGGAGTTATAGTATTCAGTGTGAAGTTGTTTCCTGCCCCTATTTGTATATCTATACTGCCGTTTACACTACGATATAATACTAAATCTCCATCTCTAAGGAATATATTATATTGTGATTCATCATTAAATCCTCTCATGCCGCCACTTATATCAAATTCACCTAGTGTATCAAATAAATCTGAAGAATCAACTATGTCTAAAACATCAATTAAAAACTCAACATTTAATTCATCAATGTCTAATTCTGTTGATTCATCTAAAAACTCTTCATCTAGTGCTTCTTCTTCTAATTCAGTAAATTCCAAAAAGTCTATATCAAGTAACCCCTGATCTTCATTGTTTTCATCCTGAAGCTCGTCTTCTATTCTTTCTTTTATTTCTGCTGGTGGATTTACAATAAACATATTATCAATAAGAGCTGGTGTGATACCTTGAATTACAGCACTAGATGTTGGTGCCGAATCCAAGGTAGCTACCATGGTCGCTGCATATGCTTCATTAAGTGTTACTGTTCCAGCATCATTTGTTACAATAATTTCTCCAGATGGATCACCATTATCATCTGGTAAAAGAATAATTAAGCTTCTACCTAATTCGTCTATTGTTGTAGTAAAATCTGTTCCCCTCACAGCAATAGTGGCTGTAGGAGTTTGTATATCTATATTGGCTTTATTTACAAGCCCTAATCTACCTGACGCAAAACGTGCTGTCCCCATAACCATTTTCATAGACATCTTAGATAAGTTAGGATTAGGGTCGTAGTAGATCTCGTCTATTAAAACGAGTGAATGTTCTTTAAGTTGAAGTTCTGCTTTATCTAAAAACTCTATTAACATTCTACCTTTACCTGTTTGGGCTTGGTCGTAGAGTTCTATATCTTGCTTTTCTTTGGCTTCAATTTCTTCTTTATCACGAAGTATTGAAGTATTGCCCGTCACTTCTCTTACGCCACCTATGGGGTCAGCCGATAAGCTAACCCCACTGATGAGTAATAGACAGAGACTAAGAGTCGCCGTTGTTGTCTTTTTGTGTAATTGTGATAATTGCATTATCTGATGTTACATCTAATACTACATTTGAATTTGGTGTTGCACAAGCAACTCCAGCACCAGTAGCACAAGTACCTGAAATTTGATTAATATCAATATCAGCAGAATCACCTACTAGAGTTAATTCGAGGTTTTGAGCCCCGTCATTCTGCAAAGTATTAATATTATTCGAACCACCTGTAATATCCAGGGTCCAAGTATTGTCATCACTTTCCCAATCAACATCAAATATGTTATTATCTCCAATTAAAACTAAGTCAGCATCCAGTCTTTCTGCACTTACAGTATATCCTTGATCTAAATCAAATGTATTACTGTCTCCAGTAACATTAAAATTTATATTTGAGTCATCTGCACTACCAATATATCCGATATTCCAATCTATTTCATTTGAATCACCTGTAAAATCTAGCTTATAATATGAGCTATCAGCTACAACCGGGCCAAACAAAATATTTTGGTTACCTACAAAATCTAAATCAAATTCTAAGCTTGAACCAGTAATATTCATTGCAGATGAACCACTTGAAAAGTCATCACCTCCAATTTTGTTACCAAATCCAACTTGATCAATATACAACTCTAGTGTATCACCAGATTGTGTAATTTTAATTTCATTATCATCAGTGGCTTGTGCGAAAACAAAAGATGTCGACACTAAAAGTCCAGTTAGGACTATTCCATATAGTTTATTCATTTTCGTTATTTTCCTTTTTTATAGGATGTTTATCGTTTTTTCCATCGTGCTGATGGGGGTGGCGATGTCCATCCTTTATTACCCAGAATCCTCTATCGTGGCCCTGGTATATTAGTTCCAGTACCCCAGCCTCAATAGCTGTTCGTACCGCATATGTCACACTCTCATTATTTCCCACACCGTCCTCATACTCAATTAATTGAGTTCCTTGCTCTATAAACCTGAAGAGATCTCCAGAGCTTCCATAGCTTAAAACTGTTTTCCTTGATTGAACGTTTAATAATACTTCACCCGTTAAGACTGATACTGCTCTAATAGACACAGTTACAACATCTTTTCGGTATTGTTTAGCGAAACCAATCCCTAGTGTTCGTGCGCCGCGGCCACCAGTTAATAAATTGGTATCATATCCTATAATTCCACCCTCAATAATCATTCCAGCGAATAAGAGTGGATTCAGTTGTTGCGCTCCCTCAGGGCCCGCAAAATCGTTTCTGGCACTTCTAATAATCTGTCTTTCTCTTACTAGATTATCAATGCCTTGTCTTTCTACTACTCTGAACCAGGTCCCCCCGCCTGCAGTTTTCAGAGCATCTATTATCATTTCTGTTCCCCCTTGGGTAACAGCTGTTGAGAAGTCTGCTATACCTTCCCTTGATTTTCTTTGTCCTGTTTTATCAGCAAATCCATATACAGCAACAATTGGCTTTTCTTTTGCTGGCGGCAGATTTAATAGGTCTATAAAAGAAGGTAACCTTACTGCCTCTGCTACATCAACACAAATATATTTACGAGCCATAGTTTTTTGTAGGCCCATTTGTAAATGTCTTTGATATCCTTCATTATACTTTCCTGCCTTATCATTACAATCTTGTGGGTTATTGCTCCATTGTGGAACAGAAGCACAACCACTTATTAATAATGTTAATAAACTAGCCGTCAATATCTTGTGCATAATTGCCCGTTCCTACTGGAATCTCTATAATAGTTTCAGTTCCATCTGAATCCACTATTGTCATTTTAATCCACTCACTGCCGTCCTCTGCTGTGATTACTTCCCATGTGACTACATTACCTTCTAAGGTAAATGAGCCGAATGAAGAAGCTGAGTCATTCGAAAACATGGACTCCACTAGTTGTTTAGACATTTGAGCAAATATTCTGCTTTCTAAATTTCTAATGAATTTGGCCATTGTTGTATTTTCTTCAGCTCTTTCTGCTGCTTTTCGCGCTGCATCTAAAGCATCTTTAATAGCTTTCTTTCTACTTGTTTCCTGATTTTCAATAGTTAAATAATGAGCACCAGTACCTATTCCGCTAAATGACGGATTTTTAAATGTATGTACTATGTCAGCTGATAATGCACTATTAAAAGCAAATACAAATAATATAAATCCACCTATTCTTATTTTATTTTTCATTCGATTCTTCCTCTTTTTGCTTTTGCCTTTCTCTATACTCTAATACAACATTAACTTTCTGTTGCAATCTAATCATATCTTGATCCAACATTCTAGTTTGATCAATCACTCTGATTAAAGCTAGATGCATAGCTTCAAGCTGTGGTTCAATATGTTCTCCTATAAACCACCAAACATAATATATAAAGTATCCTAAACCTACAGCCATTACAATAGGAAACCCATATTGTGAAATTACATCAGCTATTCCTAAATCTTCCATCAGTCTCTCCTCACATCAAGTTTGCCATCTTCAATAAAGTTTTCGGCCCTTGCTATTCTATCAACATCAGGTTTTAAATCTAATGCACTTGATACTAATAAATCTATTTTTATAATCTCATTACTCATTGTTCTTGCTCTATTTTCAAGAGATTTACAAAAAATTGTGAGGGTTTTTATTTGATCGACTATGCCTTCTAGTATTTGTTTTATTACTAGAAAGATAAAAAACCCCATAACAAGACTTCCTGCTATAGGGGCTCCGACTTCGCCTATTAATTTAAATATTTCACCCATACATCTATTTATAATGTAGGGTCTTTAAGTTAACACTTATGGTTGATAAATTCGTCCCAACGATAATATTCTTTTCTATCCGAGCAATAATACCAACCTGTGTATTTTTGCTCCGACTGGGGAATATTTGACTCGTTATAATTTAAACTGCTTCGAGTCTTGTCATTAACCTTTCGGCTCTGTTCGTTACTTGTTTGTACCATCGTGAATCTCTGCCTTCTACAGCAGCCTCTTTCCAATCACCACTCTGCAGCGCTGCATTGTGCTTTTTAAATTTACTTAAGCGCGTAAGTCCCATATTGAACATCATGTTCGCAATAACTTGTTTTACTTCTTGAGGATATCCATCCCAACCGTCGTGTAATTTTTTACAGTCAGAGAGGACAGATTGTACGTCCTGCTCAAAGCATTCGATTGTTCGTTCTTCTGATACTGGGGTTCCCACATCTTGTCCATACTCTGGATCTGATTCGAGGACCAAATGGCCAATTCCGAAAGTTGGGTAGCCTAAATGGTCTTTGTAAATTTCATTTACTTGACCCTCATCAATAATTAGTTGTTCTCTTAATTGATCAATATCAATCACTGTGTTTTCTTGTCTATTCCAAATCATTTGTGTCTCCTATGAAATTGTAATTGTAAAATCTTGTATACTAGTCTTAGTACCATTGTCTGTAATCCAATTATAAATGTAATTATTG